TGCATGTTTCGATGAATGTCACGACGCCAGACGTGCGCGGCTTTGCGCGCAGTCAGGGACAGATCGCGGCAGAACTGGGACGTCTGGTCGGGCGTGGGCTGCGCAACAGGTAGGAGTGAAGGCAATGGCGTTTCACGAGGTGCGGTTTCCGGCCAGTCTGAGTCTTGGTTCGCTCGGCGGACCGGAGCGGCGGACAGAGATCGTGACGCTGGCAAACGGCTTTGAGGAGCGCAATGCGCCCTGGGCCCATGCGCGCCGGCGGTATGATGCGGGGCTTGGGTTGCGTTCGCTGGATGACCTTTCCGAACTGCTGGACTTTTTCGAGGCGCGGCGGGGGCAGCTTTATGGCTTTCGCTGGAAGGACTGGGGCGACTTCAAGTCGTGTCGCCCGTCGCTTGATGCCGGGCCGTTCGATCAGAAGATCGGCACTGGGAACGGAAAGAGCGCGTCTTTCGCGCTTTGCAAGCGTTACGCCTCAGGGGAGGACGCCTATCTGCGCCCGATCATGAAGCCTGTTTCCGGCACGGTGCGTGCCGCCGTGGGCGGCGTCGTGCGCAAGGAGGGGGTGGACTGGGAGCTTGACCCCGTGACGGGGACGATCACGTTTGCAGCACCTCCTGAGTCGGGCGCAGAGGTGACAGCCGGTTTTGAGTTCGACGTTCCCGTCAGGTTCGATACCGACCGGATCCAGGTCTCGGTCGCGTCGTTCAGGTCGGGCGAAGTCCCTGCCGTTCCGGTGATCGAGGTGCGGCTGTGAGTCACGCATTGGCCGCGCATCTTGCGCAGGGACTGACGACGGTATGCCGGTGCTGGCTCATCCGCAGGCATGACGGCATGACGCTTGGCTTTACCGATCATGATGCGCCGCTGCGCTTTGAGGGGGTGACCTTTCGGCCGCAGGCTGGCCTTTCGGCTGGTTCGCTGATGCAGGGGACGGGCCTTGCCGTCGACAATGCGGAGGCGGTCGGGGTCCTGTCGGACGATGCGATCAGCACACAGGACCTGGAGGCAGGGCGCTATGATCGTGCCGAGGTGACGGTATGGCTCGTCAACTGGAATGATCTGGCGCAGCGTCGGGTGGTCTTCGCCGGCACTCTGGGCGAGGTGCGGCGCGGAGATGGAGCGTTTCGCGTCGAGTTACGAGGGCTGACCGAGGGTTTGAACAGGGCTGCGGGGCAAGCCTATGTGCGCCACTGTTCGGCGGTTCTGGGCGATCGGCGATGCGGATTTGATCTTGGTCAGCCGGGATACCGGGCCGAGTGGCGGCCGGTCCGTGCCGAACGGGGTGAGCGGTTCTTCTTTGAGCAGCGTGCAGGGTTTCAGCCCCGATGGTTCGAGCGGGGCCGGCTTTTTGTGCTGTCCGGGTCGGGGGCCGGGCTTGAGGGGGTCATCAAGCATGACAAGACCGACAAGGCGGGCCGCAGGATCATCGAGTTGTGGGAGCCGATCCGTGCCGTTGTCGAAACCGGTGATCTCATCAGGCTTGAGGCCGGTTGCGACAAGCGCGCCGAAACCTGCCGTTCCAAGTTCGCCAATCTGAGGAACTATCGGGGCTTTCCGTCTGTCCCCGGAGAGGATTGGCTCGTGGCCATTCCGGCCGCGCGAGCGGATGTGGAGGCGGGCTGATGCGCGAGGCGATCATTGCAGCTGCGCGTGGATGGATCGGAACGGACTACGTCCATCAGCAGGCCGTGCGGGGCGCTGGTTGTGATTGTCTGGGCCTGGTGCGAGGGGTCTGGCGCGAGGTCTGCGGTGCAGAGCCGGAACGCGTCCCGGCCTATACACCGGACTGGTCGGAAGTGCCCGGCGAGGAGCGCCTCTGGCGAGCTGCGCAGCGCTGGATGACAGAAGTGGGGCCCGGCGCCGCAAGGCCGGGTGATGTGCTCCTTTTCCGGATGCGGGCTGGGTCGGTAGCCAAGCATCTCGGGATCATGAGCGGGCCCGCCGCCTTCATCCATGCTTATTCGGGGCACGGCGTCGTTGAAAGCGCGCTGACCCTTCCCTGGCGGCGGCGAGTGGTCGCGGCGTTCGTGTTCGGAGGGGCTGACTGATGGCCACGATCATTCTGTCTGCGGCAGGCATGGCGCTGGGTGGCAGTGTCGGCGGTTCCGTGCTGGGCCTTTCGGGGTCGGTGATCGGCCGGGCCGCTGGCGCGGCACTGGGCAGGGCAATCGATGCCCGCCTACTGGGGAGCGGCAGCGATCCGGTACAGACCGGTCGGGTTGACCGGTTTCGCCTGACGGGAGCGAGCGAGGGTGCCGGCGTGGTGCAGGTACAGGGCCGCGTCAGGATTGCCGGGCAGGTGATCTGGTCGGGGCCCTTCATCGAAAAGGCCACCACGACGGGTGGTGGCAAGGGGACGTCGCAGTCGGGGACGACCAGCTTTTCCTACAGCGTCAGCCTTGCCATCGCGCTGTGCGAAGGGGAGATCACGCGGGTCGGGCGCGTCTGGGCCGACGGGGTCGAGATTTCGCGCGATGACCTTGGAATGCGTGTCTATTCGGGGTCGGAAGATCAGCTTCCTGATCCACGAATCGAAGCCGTCGAGGGGACCGGCGCGGTGCCGGCCTATCGGGGTATTGCCTATGTCGTGATCGAGGATCTGGCGCTTGAACGGTTTGGCAACCGGGTGCCACAGTTGAGCTTTGAGGTCTATCGTCCCGCTCCGCAGAAGAGCGCAGCCGAGGCTGAGGATATCGCGAGGCTCGTGAGGGGGGTCGCGATGATCCCCGGGACGGGAGAGTATTCGCTGGCCGTCACGCCAGTGCATATGTCGCCGGGATTCGGCGAAGAATTCCCGGCCAATATCAATTCGGCCTCGGGCAAGGCCGATTTCCTGACGTCGCTTGAAGCGCTGACGGAGGAGATGCCCAATTGCAGGTCGGTCTCTCTTGTCGTGTCGTGGTTCGGCGACGATCTGCGCTGCGGGTCGTGCCGCATCCGACCCAAGGTAGAGCAGGACGAAGTCGATGGCGTTGAAATGCCATGGATGGTTTCAGGCCTCCGGCGGGATGATGCGCTGAAGGTCCCGCGCGTCGATGACAGTCCGATCTATGGAGGCACGCCCTCGGACCAGGCGGTGATACAGGCCATCCGGGAGTTGCGTGCGCAGGGTCAGCATGTGACCTTCTATCCCTTCATCCTGATGGAGCAGCTTGCCGGAAACGAACTGCCCGACCCGTGGACAGGGAAAGAGGGGCAGCCGGCCTTCCCTTGGCGGGGAAGGATCACGTTGTCGGCAGCGCCCGGACGACCCGACAGCCCTGACCAGACCCAGCAGGCAGTGTCGGAGGTTGCGGCATTCTTTGGTCAGGCGCAGGTGGGCGACTTCGTCGAAAGGGCGGAAACCGTCGATTACTCCGGTCCGGCCGATGACTGGGGCGTGCGACGCTTCATCCTGCATTACGCCCATCTGGCACGGGTTGCCGGTGGGGTCGATGCGTTCTGCGTCGGCTCCGAGATGCGCGGTCTGACCCAGATCCGGGGCCCTGCCGGGTTTCCTGCCGTTGACCGGCTGCGCACGCTGGCCGCCGAGGTCAAGGCGATCCTGGGACCTGACTGCAAGATCAGCTATGCGGCGGACTGGTCCGAGTATCACGGTTATCAGCCTGATGGTACCGGGGACAAGTATTTCCACCTCGATCCGCTCTGGGCCGATCCGGCGATCGATTTTGTGGCAATCGACAACTACATGCCGCTTTCCGACTGGAGGGACGGAGACGACCATGCCGATGCCTGGGCGGGGTCAATCTACAATCTCGACTACCTGACCGCCAATGTCGCCGGCGGCGAAGGCTTCGAGTGGTTCTATCATTCCGAGGAAGCCCGCGACGCGCAGATCAGAACACCGATAAGGGATTTCTGGGGCGAGGACTGGGTCTGGCGATACAAGGATATCCGCGGCTGGTGGGCGAACGAACATCGAAATCGTTTGAACGGTACGCGTTCGGCCACTCCGACCCCCTGGGTGCCGGAGATGAAACCGATCTGGTTCACCGAGATGGGGTGCGCTGCGATCGACAAGGGCACGAACGAACCCAACAAGTTTCTTGATCCGAAGTCGTCGGAGTCGT